CGCCGAGATGTTCGCGACCATCCGCCGCTCCGGCGACCCGATAGGCGACGCCGAGAAGTCGGGGCGTGCCCCCCCGGCCCGGTAGTCGAGGAGTCTCTCCTGCTTGCCGGGGTTGTCGGCCCGCCACTTCTGATCCTGCGACCAGCCCGGCGTCGCGTTGCGGGGGCCGGGCCGGTTCGCCATGAACTCGGCCCACTCGACCTCCAGATCCTGAAGGTTCGGCAGCGCGGTCATGTCGCCTCCTCGGTCATAGGTACGCGCACACCGGCGCCGGGACGATGAACCAGAGAGACGACATCAGGCCTTCGTGATCCTGATAAACCCCGGCATCAGGGTGGCTGCTCCCCCCGCGCCTGCGCCTACGGTTCCGTCTGACGCAACCCGCCACGCCCTGACCGAATAAGTGTGGCTCGCGTTCGACGGGGTCAGGAACCGCTCTGCCTTTATGGCAACCTCAGCAGCGAACACCAGCAAGCTATGTCCGACGGCCCCGATGCGGCCGAGATCGGTCGATCCGTCCCAAAGATTCAGGATCGTGTAAGACCCCGCCGCGGAACCAGCCAGCACGTCCGGCGAATAGAACTCGATCTTCACCCGTGTGCTGCCGTCGAACGAGACGGCTCCGGCGGACACCACGCTCTGCGCGGACGCCTCGACGGTTGCCGTGACGCTGAGCGAAGACGTGAACTCGACATACGCGAGTTCCGTGCCGTCGCCCGTCGGGCCGGTCGGCCCCGTCGGCCCGGTCACGCCAGCGCCCGTCGCTCCCGTCGGCCCCGTGGGGCCGGTGACTCCGGCAGCACCAGCAGTGCCGGTCGGGCCGGTGATCCCGGCAGCACCAGTCGGCCCGGTGATTCCCTGGATGCCCTGAGACCCGGTGGTGCCCGTCGGCCCCGTCGGCCCTGTCACCCCTGCCGCTCCTGGCGTCCCGGGGTCGCCCTGAGCGCCGGTCGGCCCAGTCACGCCAGCAGCGCCAGCGGCACCGGTCGGCCCCGTCACCCCGGCTGCGCCAGCAGGCCCGGTCGGGCCAGTCACCCCGGCGGCACCGGCTGAACCGGCAGGCCCGGTCGGCCCCGTGACCCCGGCAGCGCCAGCGGAACCCGCCGGGCCGGTCGGCCCCGTAACACCCGCAGCACCGGCCGAACCCGCCGGGCCGGTCGGGCCGGTCACACCCGCCGCGCCAGGATCGCCCTGAGCGCCGGTCGGCCCGGCAGCACCAGTGGCACCAGCAGCACCAGCAGCACCGGTCGGCCCGGTGACACCAGCCGCGCCAGCGCTACCGACCGGGCCGGTCGGCCCGGTCGGGCCAGCAGGCCCGGCCGCCGCGTCGACGTACTCGTGGACAGGCCCGACGAGAGACGAGACCTGGAGGATCCGGCCAACAGCGATGTTGGCCGGATCGACGTCCTCCTGGTCTACGACCCGTACTGGGTTCCACTCAGCCATCGGGTCTCAGCCCGACAGGCTCAGCTGCCCGGCTCGACGTGCGTTGCGCCGCAGGCGGCGGTCGGCAGCGTGTCCGGCGTCTTCCAGTACCCGTAGTCGGAGATGTCGGAGCCGTCCGGCGGCCCGTCGTTGTACGGGCCTCCGCCCCACATCTGGTTCGTGGACGAGAACCCCGTCAACTGGTTCGCCATGAAGTCTTCCTCGGCGGTGTTGTCGCCCCGCTGCCACTGCGTGAACGGGAACACCCAGTGGATGTACGGGAACGCCCCGTCGATCCCGCCGCCGACGATGTGCTTCGTCCAGACCTCGAAGCCGACGCCGACCGAAGCCTCGCCGCACTCGGAGTCCGAGACGCCCTTCCCGACACCGACGACGTCGGAGCCGTCCACGATCGTGTGGACACCCGTGTTCGCGAGCATCAGCGCTTCGAGTTCCGGCTCCAGCGCCCCGTCCTCGAACGTGAACGTCCAGAAGTTGAAGATGTCCGGTGTCCGGAACCGCGCGAGCGAGCAGCCGCACCCGTTCTTCCGGGAGAACGTCGTGCCCTGCTCCACGTCCGGTGACATCTGGACGCTCGTCATCTTGTCGGACACGTAGCTGTTGTCGGCTACGTCCTGGACGACGCCTAGCTCGTCCAGGAGCGTCACCCGAATCGCGCAGACGCCGAAGCTGACGCCGCAGGCTACTGCCATCTGAATCCCTCCTCGGTCGGCATCAACATCAGGCTCCGCTCCAGTCGGCCAGCACCGCGCCCTGGAGTTGCTTGTCCCAGGCAACGACCATCGACTGCTCGGCTCTGAAGATCACGGTGTTCTGCTCCCAGTCCCGGGCCTCGCTCATCGTCTCCGGGTTCAGGAACACCTCGTCCGCCAGCGCGGCCTGGATCGGCCCCGTGACGTAAATCCATGACTTCCGGTCTCCGGCAGCGGCCTCCCCCTCGGGGGGCGCGCCAGGCGTCGCACCGGGCGTGTTGTCGTCCTGGGAGTACCCCAGGCCCGACACGACCGGAGCGCCGGAAGCGGTGCGGAGGACGCCGTCGCGGCCCTCCTCGAACAACTCGAAGCCGCCGTGCGCGACAACCTCGGGCGGCATGTGCAGCCAGTACTCCTGGCCGGACGCCGCGCCGAGCGCCTCCAGCTGCGCGATCGCCGCCGCGGTCGGCAGAGCACCGGCGACGACGTTCGCGTCGGAGTCACCGAGGTACGGCTGCGTCACGAAGGTGCCGTTCATCAGCTGCCGTTCCAGCAGCCACGACCGGCGGGCCTGGAGCGCCCGCGACGCGCGGTCACGCCACGACGCCCACTCCTCGCCGATCGAGCGGGCCGTGCAGATCTGCCCGAGGTACCCCTGGAACAGCCGGAAGTCTCCGGGCAGGTCGAGGTCTTCGGGGGTCTCCTTCGTCGCCAGGCTCTCGGCCAGGTCGACGCAGTCATCGATCGCCGCCGGAAGACCCGGCGGATAGGGGATCGGCGCGACTCCCCGGAACCACTGGGAGTCCGTGATCTCCTGGGCCATGCTCAGGAGCGAACGACGTGGGGCGAGAGGCAGCGGCCCATCGATGGGGTACGCCTTCGCTGTAGCGACAGTGCTCATCGATTCTCCTCCGCTACCTCTCGCCCGTCAGTCCGTTAGCTCGTCTGGCAGGTCAGCTCGGTGGTCTCCGGTGCCGCGACGCGACCATCCGGGCAGGTCGTGATCGCCAGGCGATGTCCGGCCTGGGGAGGCCCGACGAGGGCGAGCGACTCGAAGATCTCGCCCTGCACGGCGTACACGTTCTGCGCGTTGTGGTCGATGTCGCGGGTGACACCGAAGTCGAGCGTGCCGGTGTCGAGGTGGAGGACGTGGTTCCTGGGGAACAGCCGAGCGATGACCGTGGAGCCGGGCCAGTCGTTCTGCACCGATGCCGTCACCTCGTCGTTCCAGATCTCCTCGGTCGCGCCGACGCCGGTGGCCTCATCGAGATGCCACGTGACGTCGAACCCGAACCGTGAGATCAGCGCCTCGACCTGATCCGGCGTGACCGAGAACCGGTCGAACTGGCCGTTCACGATGTCCATCGAGAACATCGCGCGGAGCCAGAACGGCAGGATCACCTGGAAGCGCGTGTTGTCGTCCATCCGGAGCCGCGAGATGATCCCGGCCCGGGAGATCGACAGCGCGTACAGCACCGTGCTTGACGTGCCGTACGCCACGTTCGCCGTCAGGTTCAGGAGGAGCGCGTCGAGCTTCTCCAGGAGCCGTCCCTCGGCGATCCTGGCGAAGATCGCCATCGTCTTCGAGTTCTCGATCGCGACGCCCTCGGGCCACGTGATCGTGTTCAGGTTCCCGTACGTCCGGCAGTGCGACAGGGTGTCCACGAAGGTGTCGACCCACGTGGCGCAGTCCATGTCGAGGCACGACTTCGTGGCGTACGTTCCGCCCTGGCCGTCCTCGGCTGCCGTGATGACCGTGACCGCCTCGGCCGCCGTGTCGATCCCCGTGGCACCCGGGATCGAGACGCCGCCCCTGGTGGCGCGGAAGCTCGGGAGCGCGTCGCGCACCGGCCGCCTCGTCGTCCAGAACTCCGGCAGGTCGTAGAACGGGGTCGGCGGCGCGCAGATCCCGCCGTCCGCCTGGCGGACGAAGCGGCCCATGTTCGCGACCGACTCGGGGAAGTACGGGTTGCCGATCCCGAGGATCTTCTCGAAGTTCTCGACGCCGTCACGGCCGAGCGTGAACTCGTCCGGGAACGGGAAGTCGACGTGGGCGACCGGGTGGACGAGACCGTCCCGCCAGCCTGGCCCCTGCCTGACCGGCCCGAGCTTGCGTGCCCGGTCGATCAGCGCCTGCGCGAACCCCATCCGGTCGAGGGACTTCCCCTCGGACAGGCCGTGGTTCCCGGCGGACGCGAGCAGCACCGCGCGGCCCGACGTGTCGTCGGCGACCTCGCGGGCCTGGTTCGACTTCGGCACCGCGAACCGCGGGGTCATCCGCGGGGCGGCGCTCGCCTGCACGACCTCGGCGACCTCGGCCTCCGGCTCGACTGCCGTCTCCTCGACGGTGGCCTCCGGCTCCTCGACCTCGGCCGACGCCTCGTCGTCCGGGGCGGGCTTCTCGTCGTCGTCCTCGTCCTCCGTCTCGGCGGCGAGTTCGGCGACCGGCTCGGCCTCGACCTCGAACGCCGAGTGCAGTTCGTCGGCCGCCTCGGCGGTGGCCTTCTCGGCCTCGTCGTTCGCGGCCAGCTGCGCCTTGATCCGGGTCGCGTCCGCGGCGGCGTCCTGCCACTGCTTCACGGCCTCGGCGTCACGCGCGGGCTTCGAGACCTGCTCGCCGAACTCGGCGACGAGGAACGCGTCGGCGTCCTCGGCCTTCAGCTGCGCGCTCACTGCGCCCATGTCGCGGAGGGTCTCGTGGAGCTTCTCGTCGCCGAGAGCCGAGAGATCCTCCGGAACCTCGGGGAACAATCGCTTGAACTCCATGATCCCTCCTCGTATCTGTCGAAGCGCTGATCGGATGTGCCGCCGACTTCGGGCGACTGATCCCGTCGGCGCTTCGGGCGACCGGGATCCGATTCGTTCTGCGCTGCATCGTACTGGCGGCCCTGGAGGGGTCGTGCCGCCACAACGACGAACGCCCCCTGGTGGGGGCGCTCAGTCGTTCCCGAGGAAGGACCCCGGGGTCAGCCGACCTGCGTGATCTTCCGGCTGACGGAATCGACGGTGCCGTGGAAGACGCAGACCGCGCGTCCGATCGTGTCGCGCTCCCACACCTCGGCCCAGACCGACTCGGTCTCCGGGCCGTCCTCCTGCTTGTGCCAGGAGCGATCGATGCGGCGACCATCCTGGCTCGCGTTCATCAGGATCCGCGGAGCCTTCCCGCTGATCGCGTCCTCGACCGGCACGATCCCGAAGGAGCCGCCGTTCACGGTCAGGGTCACCCCGGACTTCGGGCTGACGAACCGCTCGCCGCACTTCAGGTTCAGGATCTCGCTCATCTCGTCTCCTCCTCGGGAGTCGCAGTGGATTGACACACGGAATCTAGCACGCCCGGTGGGGGCTGTCAAGCCCCCACCTCGACCTTGTGCTGCCGGAGCTTCCCGGTGCTCGTCACCGACGTCGTCTGCTTGCAGTGGTTGCAGACCGCCCGCGGGCTGTAGTAGCGGAGGCCGCTGCTGTCGTGGTCGTGGGTGCCGCTGCCGGGGCACCGGTTCGGGTCGACCGGCTTCGCCTCGCCGACCGTCCACTCGATCGGGGCGGTCGGGAAGCAGACGGTGCAGAGTGTCGGGCCGTGGGCGGCGACCGCGTCGGCCTCGGTCAGTCCGCTCACCGTCGGGAGCCAGGAGAAGCTCGTGCCCGACCCGAGCCGGTTGCAGGTCGAGCAGTGCATCGAGGAGTGGATGTGGCCGTTCGAGTTGTTGACGAGGAAGAACCGGCTCCACCGCTCCGCGGCGTACGTGTCGTTCAGCGGCTTCGCCTCGGCGGCGATCCGGGCCTGCTCGGCCTCGGCGTTCGCGAGCCGGTCGAGCAGGTCGGTGCGGCGGCGCTCGTCCCAGGAGTTGACCTCGGCGGTGCGGGCCATCTCGGCGACCTCGGCGAGGGAGTGCGGGTACTCGAAGACGAAGCCGCGGCCGCGAGCATCGCGGCGCTCGTCGCGGATGCCGAGCAGCCCGTGCAGGCTGACCCGGAGGCTCGCCAGGTCGCTGTCGACCTTGTTGGCTGCGCCGTAAAGCTCGGCGAGCCTGGTATCGATCTGCTGTTCTCGTGTGAGTGTCTCGCTCATCTCGTGTCCTCCTCGGGACTCGGTTGCTACTGACACTCCGTATTCAAGCACACGTGGTGGGGGTTGTCAACCCCCACCACGGCGAACGACGTCGATCTCCGTACCGGCCGCCCAGGCCCGCCACTCGCGGCCGCCGTCGGTGAACGCGACGGTGACGGTCGGGGGGCCGCCGGGGCCGCCCTGCGGGAACGCGTCGCCGAGGGCCGTCCAGTGGTGGTAGCCGTCGGGGCCGTGGAACTCGTCGCCCTCGCGGATCTCCTCCGCCCGGATCGTGATCGTGGTGCCGGTCATCTCGTCCTCCTGGTTGACGTGCAGGGCGCACCTCTCGTCGGGCGCGCAGTACGGGCACCCCGGCACCGCTACCACCGGAGCACCGGGTGCTCGGTCGCGTCGGGGGCCGCGGGGTCGACCTCCACGACCCCGCGGACGAAGTCGCCGCCGGTCAGCGTCGCGGTCACGGCCCGGTGGGCCGCCCGCTCGGACGTCGCGGTCACGGTCACGATGCGGGTGTGGAGGCTCCCGGCGCTCGGGGCGATCCAGACCTCGTACTCGCGGGCCTCGTTCATGTCGTCTCTCCCTTCGAGATGTCGAGCAGATGGTCGGCGCGGTCGACGCGACCGGCCGCCTTCGATTCGGTCTCCTGCCTCCAGCCGCAGGAGCAGCTGGAGTGGTGCTGGTAGATGGCCGCGTAGCCGCCCCAGGATCGGGAACCGGCGACGTGGGCGTCGTGGTCGAAGTACGCGTGGGCGGCGAGGTCGATCCGTCCGGCGGCGTGGGCCTCGGCGAGCGCGACCGCGACGGTCTTGCTCGGGAGATCCATGATGAGGACGTTCCCGATCTCGCCGGTCTCCGTTGCCTCGGCGACGTTCCAGCCCTTGAAGTTCCACACGACGAGGGGGCCGACTGTCGTCAGCTTCGCCATCACGCGACCACCTTGTACTCGGCCGCGTTGTCCGCCGTGAGCTTCGCGGCGGCGAGCCGGGCGTTCGCGGCGGCGAGCTTCGCCATCACGATCGCGTACTCGGCGTCGGTCGACGTCCGGTCGGCCTCGCGGACTAGGGCTGCGTACCGACGGCGGTACCGGCGGCGCTCCGCGTCGTACGCGGTGAGCGCTGCGTTCTGGATCCTGATCCGTTCCATCGTCTCCTCCTCGGGAGTCGTTTACCTGACACGACGGACTCTAGCATATCCCTGGTGGGGTGTCAAGCCCGACGTGATTCGACCGAGGCACTTGACAACCCCTACACGACCTGCTAGAGTCCGTCGTGTCAAGGTAATCGAGTCCCGAGGAGGACACGAAGATGCAGAAGTTCCCCACCACCGTCGCCCAGTTCCGCCGCCAGGCCGTGCAGGGCTTCAAGCGGGCGAACCCCGAGGCCGCGGACACGCTGGTCATCACGTGGGAGTTCGGCCCCGAGGCCGTCACGTTCCCGACCGGCATCACCGGCTTCTCCGGGGTCGCGATCGCTCGGGCCGACGGGTTCAAGACGAAGACGATCGTCGCGACCGCCACCCGCGAGACCGGGCTGATGGTGCGCTGATGGAGACCCGCCTCTGCTCCGCGCTCCTCGCGATCGAGCATCCGCTCGGCGGCCGCCTCGACTCGTCCGGGATCTGCGGCGACTGCGGCCGCATCCACCAGGACGCCGCCGAGGCCCGAACGGAGTGCGGCCACATGTGTCGCGGCGGCGACGGCGTCGTCCGGTCGTGCGACCTGAAGGCCGGGCACACCGGTCTCCACGGGAAGACGATCGTGCTGCGCGGCTCGATGTCCGGGACGTACCGGTCGACTACGAACTGGGGCGACGACGGTCTCGCGTGGCACGCGACCCGCGGACGCTCATACGACAACGGGCGGTCATGGGTCGCCCACCAGGACGGGAGGATCGGAGTCTGATGCCAGCAATGCGAACAGTCGAGTACCCGGCCCCGCTCGATGGCGGCGAGATCATCGCGACGCCGAGCAGGATCCAGGTCGGCACCACCACCCTCGTCGTCGTCAAGACGACGGACGGCCGGTTCCAGATCGAGGCGGCCTGCCTCCGGCACGGGAACGAAGGGCCGGTCTGGAGGGCGCAGCGTGTCGTCTTCGTCGCGAAGTCGAAGCGGGAGATCCGCGCCTGGTTCGCCGGGCGGGAGTTCAACCCGGGCGGCCCCGTCGGAACCCCCGTCGGGTTCTGAGTCAGTCGCCGGTGAACCAGGCCGCGACGCGCGCAACGTTGCGTCCGGCCTGGTTCTTCCGGCCGATCAGGCTCGGCTCGATGTCGGGGTGCTGGACGAGGCACGGGAGCGGCACCATCACCCGTGCCTTCGTCTTCAGCGCCCACCGTCCCGTCCAGCCGTCGTCACCGATCAGCGGCTGCCGCGGCGAAGCGTTCGCGACCTTCTCGTCCATCACCGTCAGGAACGCGGCGGCCGACGCGACCGGCCAGACGAGCGCGACGGTTGGCACCATCGGCGGGCTGTAGATCCTGGCCCAGTCCTGCCCGGCCTGGCGGGCCATGTGGACGGTGCGGCGGAAGACGCCGTTGCCCGGGACGAACAGCGGCAGGAGCGCGTCGGGTTCCTGCTCGATCGCGGCGGCGAGGCGGGCCTCGAAGCTCGCGCACGGGAGCGCGTCGTCCTGCACGACCACGAGGTGCGTCACGTCGGCCGGGACTCGGCGGAGGCATTCGAGGTAGCAGCGGAGCGGCGACCGGAGCGGCTCGTCTGCGCCGGGGTCGGGCACGACCTCGGACGGGCCGAGCGCCGCCTGGAGCGCGGGGAGGAGGGCTGCTCGGTCGGGGTGGTGCTGGATGCGAATCAGGTACTTGACAACCCCTCCCGGTGTGCTAGAGTACGTGGTGTCAGAAGCAAGCGAGTCCCGAGGAGGACACGATGTATCGCAAGAGCACCAGCCAGAACATGAGCCGCCCCCTCTACAAGTGCTGCGACTACTGCGGCCGGAACGATCACAAGGTCGCCGTTCGCGTCGAGCGCACGCGGAACCGGCAGGGGAACCTGAGCCACCCGGTCGTCGGGTACTGCACCAGCTGCTACGCCCTGAACGTCGAGCGGAACACCGAGACCGCCTGGCCGGTGCCCGGCACGGTCGTCTACGACACCCGCGGCCCCGCCGCCATGAAGAAGCACCCGACGGTGAAGGCGGCCCCGAAGCCGGTCGCCGGGTACGCCGTCTTCGCAGTCGCGAACGGCGAGACCTTCCGGGTCTCCGGAGTGATGACCGAGACCGAGGCCCACGAGATGTGGGATCGCCTCGACACCGCCGGACACGACACCTTCCGGTTCTTCGAGGTGCGGCAGGTCGTCGCGACCGGTGACGACTTCCGGGCCGAGGGACGCCACGACCGAGCGCCGTTCGCGGAGGTGGGGTAGGCGATGACCAGAGCGGAGACGTACCTGGAGAAGCTCGTGACCCGCCCGGAGACCGCGGCGAAGAAAATCGCGAAGATCCGCGGGCACGAGGGTCGGGAGGGCGGATGGATCTACACCGCCGACGGCCGCCCGATCTGCCAGGGGTGGCACGAGTACGCGAGACGGATGCAGGGCGCGCACCTGATCGGCCAGGACGCCGAGACCGGCAAGTGGTACGTGTCGGTCGTGTCGCTCCCCCACGCCGACTGGCTCGCCGCCGAGCAGCTGTTCGGTCACTCGGCGATGAGCGCGTGAAGCGCTGCGGTGCCGCCGTCCATCAGGGCGGCGGCCGCACGCCCGGCAGCCGACCGGCCGACCGGCTCCCCGATCTGACACGTGAGGATCATCGTCGACACGTACATCTCGCCGTCCGCACTCGCGGCGAGCGCGACCTGGGACGGGACGCCGTAGCCGGGGATCGCGACCGTGACCGCCGCGATCAGTTCGAGATCGTGCGGGCTATTGCCGCGCCAGTCACCCGACTGAGCGTTCGCCCGCAGCGCGGCGATCTGCTCCTCGGTGATGCCGGGGCGCAGCTGCCCGGAGAACCAGATGCCGAGGCGGCCGTCGACCGCACGGACGTACGCACCGGCGGCACCGTTCTTGTCGTAGAACCGCTTCGCCGCAGCCGGTGTCCCGGACGCGGGGGCGTGCCCGGCGTCGGACACCATGAGCTTCCCGATCGGGATGACGTCTCCCTCGGCGGTCTCGACGTGTCCGGACGAGTGGAACTCCTGGTACCCGGAGATCGAGTGGGGCGGCGTGACGCACTGCGACCACGCGCCATTTATGAGGCCGACGTGGCAGGCGTCCCAGGGGGCGAGGTGCCCGTACACCTCGTACCCGTCAACCGTGAGCGGCGTCAGGACGTCCGCCTCGGGACGGAAGAAGATCGAGCGGGGCGGGTTCAGCGGCGGCTCGGGCCGGTCGGCGGCCGCGAGCAGCACCAGTGGTGCCAGTGGTGCCACCTCGTGCGCGGACGCCTGGAGCGTCGTCATCAGGTAGCCCTCCGGCACCCCGAGCTTCTCGGCACCCTCGGCGCTCGCGAACCACGCGTGCGGCATCCAGGGTGTCCGGTCAGCACTCGCGAGGAGCGCGATCTTCGCGTCGGCGAACGCGGGGGTCGGGCAGACGGTCGCGGCCATGATCTCGGCGTCGAGGATCGCGAACTCCATCAGCCCGGCCATCGCGGCCTCCCACTGCTCCTGCGTGGCGTCGTCCGGGGCGACGATGTCGCCGGAGTCTGGATCCCTCAGCGCCCAGTCGTGGATCGCGAGGTCGACGCTGATGCCGGTCACGGTCTGCGAGTCCACGAGCCGTTCGGTGTCAGCGCCCCAGTCGCCGATGTCGAAGAAGCCGGTCGAGCGGACGAGGGTCACGCCGTCGGGCAGCTGCTCACCGCTGATGCGGGGGCCGTCCGACTTGTCGAACGTGTCCATCCGTCCGGCGACCTGAGCGCCGAGGTGGCCGCCCTCCGTCGTCTCCATCATGGACATCAGGGTCAGCGGGGGGGTGCGCCACCGGAGCGCGTCCGGGGCCATGTAGCGGCCGTCACCGGTCGACATGCCCTCGTACGCGATGTCGGAGACCCACGGCCTGCCGGTCGCCGGTTCCTGCGCCTCGGTGGTATCGACCTCGACTGCCGACATGCTGTCCTCCTCGCTCGCGTCCTGGAAGGCTACCCCGACCCCGGCCGGTGCCCGTGCCGCCCGGGCCGTAGGATGTGACTCGTGATCGATCCCGCGCAGGCCCGAGCCGACGGCTGGACGGAGGAGCAGATCATCGAGTGGGTGATGGATCTCGGCCGGGTCGACCGTCTCACCGCGATCAACTGGATCGCGGCCCTGGAGCGCGGCGAGTCGCCCTGGGAAGACGTCGTTGAGATCCCCCGAGGCGACCAGATCGTCTCCCAGTAGCCCGGCTTCGCGGAGGACGCCCTCGATCGCCTCGGCGATCGGAGCGAACTCCTCGTCCGTCCAGTCCGACCGGAAGTCGAGGCCGCCACGGCGAGCCTTGCCCGCTAGCTCGTCCTGGATGAACACGTGCAGAAGCTCGCGCTCCTCCATGCTCCCATGACGCTTCGTCATCCAGTGCGCGAACGCCCTGGCCCACTGCTCGTGCGGACGCTCCAGGTACTCGGCCTTCTCCTGGAGCCGCTTCAGGTTCGCGCCCTTGATGACGCGGCCGTCATCGAGCGTGATCTGCGTCTTCCGGGCCAGCACCTTCTGTAGCCCCTTCGACTGGTCGGTCGCGGCGACGCGCTCCACGAACCTCGACATCCATCCGCGTTCGGCCCCCGACTTCGCGACCTGCGACATGAACGTCGCCGACCGGGTCTCTAGCGACAGCACGGCGTGGTCGAGCCAGTGGCCGACCTCGTGCATCGTCGTGTTGTAGATCGAGTGCTCGTACGACGCCCGGCTGCCGGGACGTACCTCGATCTGGATCGGTGACTTGCCCATGTTGCTGTAGCGACCGTACGCGCCGAGTTCGGCGTTCGCCTTGATCGGCAGCTGCCCCCCGACCGGCGTCAGCCTTTCGGCGGCGGCGTCGGAGATGCCGCCCGGCAGCGCCTCATCGAGGTCGGCTGCCACCTTGTCCATCGTCTCGAAGAAGTCGACCTGATCGTCCGTCATGAAGTCGCGACGCATCGTCTCCTTCGGCATCTGCATCAGCTGCGACGGTGCCCTCGCGCCGCGGGGCGCGACGATCATCGGTTCGGTCGGCTCCGGCTCGGCCCGGGTTGCCTCGGGCGCGCGGACGCGTTCCTCGTACGTCTCGGTGCAGCGGCAGTTGCAGACCTCGGAGTTCGGGCCGAACGGGTCGCCGGGGTAGCTCATCATCGAGCCGCCGACGTTGTACGGCTGCCCGACCGGGACGTTCTGCCCGTCGGCCTGCTGGTGCGTGTCCCGCACCCTCGCATCCCCGGCACTGAGCCACGTCTTCGTCTCGAACGGCTTCGACTCCTGGTTCTGCTGCGCCGCCGCGTTCAACTCCTGGACGGCCCACTGGTTCGCCCCGTTGTTCATCCCGGTGAGGTCGGTGCGCGCCAGCATCGTCGCCTGCGACCGGGTGACGCCGAGCGCCGCCGCCTGGATGTACTTCGCGGTCTGCGGCACCGGCGCGCCCTCCGCCCACCCCCGCGTGATCGCGGTCACGACCGGCTCCCGGATCGCCTCCGACAGCGCCGCCGCACGGACGCCCATCTGGTTCAGGATCTGCTGCGGCATCGGCGCGATCAGCCCGAACCCGACAGCGACCCCGCCCGGCGTCGCGAGTCCGGCCTCCTGGATGGTGCCGGTGATCGCGCCCATCATCGACGCCTGCGCCTGCCGGATCCTGGCGGTCTCGACCTGCACCGCGAGGACGTCGGCGGCCGTCGGGGGCGTCCAGTCCGCGGACGCCTGGAGGATCCCGACCAGCTGCACGAACCGCTTCGCGACGAGGCGGCTGATGCGGCGTAGCTCGCGCTCGTACGCGCGCGCGAGGGCGGCCTCCTCCTCGACAGCGGCTAGCTCGGTCGCGAGCCGGACGGCCTGGAGTTGCTCACCGAGCGACAGCCGTATCGTTGCCACGGAGACCGATCCTCCCGACGAGGTCTGCTGGTAGTGGCTCCGGCGTGTGGAGCGTCAGCGCGAACCACTGCGCGAGCGCGGGCAGGAGGTTCGACGCGTCGTACCCGAGTCCCTCCGCGATCGCGACGAACTCGGCGGTGATCTGCTCGATCGCGACTGTCGGCCGCAGCCCGAGCTTCTCCAGCGTCTCGCCGTCGAGGGCGGCGAGGAGATCCTGGTTCGGGACGTCCTCCAGCCCGGCGAGGCAGTCGGGGCAGGAGCGCTTCCGGCCGCGGACGTACGCGCCGATCTTCGCGCGGGCGCGCTGGTCGGCGAACACGATGATCCGCCGCTTCATCTCGGCCTGATCCGGCGTCTCCGACTCGCGCTCCTCGTCCGGCGGCTGCTCGTCCGGTGGCCCCGACGAGTCGGTCGCGGACTGATCCTCCGACTCGACCCCGGCGATCGCCGAGTCCTTCATCGCGATCGCCCGGAACCAGTCGAGTTCCTCGCCCTCCATCATGTCTTCCTCCGACCAGCCGTTCGCGTTCAGCACCGGCAGCCCCGCGAGCAGACCTTCCTGGTGCAACTTGATCGCGGTCGCGCCGCGGTCGGGGTCGGACACGAGGTCGGAGTAGTCGTAGTGAACGAAGATGTCTGGATCCTTCCCGGACGCCAACAGCATCGGGCGGAGGTAGACGGCGGTGGTGTCGTCGCAGAAGCCGGACACCCACGGCTCCGTCAGCTGCCACTTCTCGTCCTCGATCTTCCAGGCCGTCCAGTGGTTCGCCTGCGACATCCCGGTCATCGCCTCCGGCGGCAACGGCAGGTTCTGCGACAGCCGCTTGATGATCGACTCCTCCCGCTGCGACACGAACACGAGGGACTGGCTGCCCTCGTGCGTGTGGAGCATCCGCATCTCCTTCAGGTACTCGGCCTTCCCCTCGATCACGCCCGGGACGGCGGCGGTCGCGGAGCCGGGGTCGGAGATCGCGGTCATCATCACCTCGCCGACGTACTCGACCAGGGTGCCGTCCTCGGTGTCCTCGTCCGCGCCTTCCTGGTCGATCGCCCCCGGCGGCTTCCAGTCGAGTTCGATCGGGGCGAGGAGGAACCCGTTGTCGGCGATCCGGTTCTGGAGGTCGGCGCGCTCGCCCATCGTCAGCCACCACAACTGCTCGTACAGGTCGAGCACCGGGCGCACCGGGCTGTCGGCTAGCTCGGACGCCTCGGGGTGCGGACGCCAGAACCTCCACGTCCGCATCTCGCCCGGCTCCGGATCCGCGCCCTCCTCATCCGAGGAGATATTCCGGTATGTGATCCGCTGGCCCTGACCGTACGGAGACCGGACGATCAGGCGGTTCTGGTCGGTCAGCTTGATCTCGACGGGGGAGAAGCAGTCCCACCGGACAGGGGCGTCGTCCTCGTCGTCGTGGTCGCGGTACTGACACAACCGGGTCTCGCCGACGAGCCACATCAGGAGTCCGTACTTGAACGCGACGCGCTGGAGCACGTCGACGGCGTCGACGACGTCGGGATCCATGTCCCGCGTGATCTCCTCGGGCTTCCCGTCGTCGCCCATCACGGCCGGGAAGAACCGCATCTTCGACATCGCGGTCGGGATGAACTGCGCCGGGTTCCAGCACTCCCCGAGCATGTTGTAGTAGCCGAGCGACCGGGACTGCCACTGCTGCACCGGCATCACCGGGACAGCGCCGCGACGCTCGTCGCCGTTCTGCCGTTCCGGCGACAGCGACACGGCCGCGCCCGTGATGACAACGGGATCCATCTCGAACCGGTGCTCGGCCCGAGACGGGTTAGCGCGGCTCAGCTGCCCCCGGAGACGAGGCCCACCTCGACGTGGGAACAGCGGCACCTACTTGCCGCCGCCGCCGCCGACACGCGGCGTCTTCTTCCCGCAGTTGCACATGCCAGTCTCCTCGGTCGATCGACCCTCGTAGTCTACGAGCGGCCCGAGCGGGGCCGTGCCGTCAGCGGTCGGTCGCGATATTGATCGTGATCTGGATGAACACGACGACGGCGAGGATCGCCCAGAGGCTCGCGAACCACGACGAGAAGTCGGGCCAGAGCGTCCAGGACAGCCAGACGGCTCCGCCGATCCATGCGCCACCGCAGTACGGGCACTCGATCCACTCCCGCCGCTTCGTGCTCGGTGGTGCCACCCGGTCGCGTACGCGGTTCAGAAGCTCGTCCTCGGCGAGGAGATGCCAGATCCTCCAGGCGGCCAGGGTGAGCAGCAGGAACGTCCAGGGGCCGGGGAGATCCACGGGTCGAGTGTCGCACATCGGGCTTGACAACCCGTGCCGACCTGCTAGAGTACGTGGTGTCAGAGCATTCGATTCCCGAGGAGGAGACGACATGACCGCAGCCGCCCACACCACCGCCGTCAAGATCACCACCCCGACCGGCGAGGTCGAGTACCGGATGGGTGTCGTCGCCTCCGCCGTCGTGCGGGAGATCCGCGAGGCCGGTGGCACGATCGGAATCGGCGAGGGCGAGTACCGCATCGCCCCGATCCACCCGGAGAAGGTGCCCGTCGAGCACGGCGGCGGCTTCACCGGGGAGTTCAAGGTCGGCGAGTTCGTGACGGTCGAGCACATCGGCGTCGCGAAGACCGGCCGGATCGTGAAGGTCACCCCCACCCGCGTCGCGGTCGAGGTCGTCGTCTACGGCGGCACCACCCGCGAGACGACGAAGGTCATCACGCGGGCGAAGGCGGCGTGTCGGTGAACGCTCACGCCCTCCGGCCGCGGCCTGGCTCCTGGGTTCCGACGGCGACGTCGGGACTCGGGGGCCTGCGCTGCGCGATCTGCGACCGCGACAAGCAGCGGGGATGGGGGTTCAAGGATGACGGCCAGGTAACGACGACGTCGGCGTTCGTGTGCGACGGTTGCATCCCCGCCGTCGTGGAAGGCAGGGTGTCATGGTGAGGTGGACGGAGTTGCCGGACGGCTCGTACCTCGGCGCTCGGGGCGGCCGTACGTTCTACACGAAGTGGCGCACATACGGGCACCCGAGACGCGGCGGCGAGTGGTCGTACGGCGAGATCGTGGACGGCGTCAAGATCGTCTGGGGCGAGACGCCGCTTCTCATCTCCGCCAGGGTCGCGGTCGATCGGAGGGCGGCGGCATGACGTGGCGGCGGCGTCCGTGGGAGACCGACTGGGACTTCGTCGGGGAGCCGGAGCCGGACTATGACCGGCCGTCCCTCTGGGACGAGGCGAGCGACGAGGAACGCGCCGCCGACGAGGAGGACGAGGGTGATGGTCGGGAGCCGGACGGGTACCGGCAGACGCTCGGCGGCCCGACCGTCCCGACGTCCCGCTAGACGCTCGGCATCGCCGTCGCGACCTGCAACCCGGAGTAGCGCTTCACGAGGAACGCGCGCACCTCGTCGTTGTGCTGGAACACGATCACGTTGCCGGTGTCCTTCTCCGTCAGCCGGAGCACCCACGTCGGCTGACCGTTCTCCGGCGGGCCGGGGCCGACATCGATGTTCCAGCCCGACAGGATCTTCCTGGTCGCCATCAGCCGATCGAGCGGTCGTGCGGGTCGACGCCGCCGGACTCCACGAACTCGACGGCCTCCACGGTGATCGACTTCGCGAACAGGCCGACGCGATGCTCGTCCGAGGACTCGGCCCAGTCGTCGGCGGTCACGCCGAGCCGCTCGATGTGGTCGTCGGTGTAGCCCTCCAGCCAGACGATCGCGAACGGCGACAGGTCGACGGTGATCCCTTCGACGGTGAGGCTGTCGACGTAACCGTTCGCGGTGGTCGAGAACACGTGGCCGCCGATCGTGGCCCGGTCGAGGATGCCGATGCTGCCCGGGGTGCCGGGCTTCACGGCGTGGTCGCCGACCCAGGACAGCAGCCGGAGTTCGACGTCGAACGTCTTCGCGTCCACGAGGGTGTCGTCGGTCATCGGTTCCTCCTTCGGATCCGGTCGAGCAGCAGCTGCCGCCCAGAGGGACTGAGGTCTTCGGGCCACGGCCGACGGCGCAGGTCGACCTTCTCGTCGGGCCACATGATCGAGTCGAGGTGCGAGCCGCGGTGGAACCGGCCCTTGTCGTGTTCGACGTACCGGGCGTGCCGGGCGGCCCGGTCGGCCTTGCATGTCCAGCCGAGATGGAGGATCTGCGCGCCGGTCTCCTCCTTCCGGTGGTTCCTCCCGACGGCGAGGGGCACCCGCCCGGACGCGAGCTTCCGGTTCGGGATCCGCCAGTCGGCCCGGTGGGGGAACGCGCCGACGCGGCGGTAGAGGATCGGGACGCCGTGTGAGCGCCAGCCGCCGTCCTCCCTGACCTGGATGCCGCGGGCGTCGGCCTTCCAGATCTCCTGCATGTCGAGCGTCCACACCATCCCCCGTGACCGCTCCTCCTCGACGGCCTCGCGGATGAGGTGGCCGTTCTCGATCAGTTCGTCGGCGTCGACTGCGAGCACGAACGTCGGGCTTGCCTCGTTCGCCCATTCGAGCGCCTTCTGCCGGGCCGCGCCCTCATGCATGAAGAACGAGGAGGTGTCGGCCCGCTTCACGTGGACTCGGTCGACGGCGGCGGCGATCTCGGCGCTGCCGTCGACCGAGCCGTCGTCGTATACCCGGATCTCGTCGCAGACGCGCGCGAGCGCCTGGAGCACCGGGACGAGGTACCGGTCGGCCTCGTCCTTCACGATCATCATCCCCACGAGGTTCACGCTGCCTCCTGCCACCAGTCGTAGTACATGGAGGGCATGTCGTCCCACGTGCCCCAGGGGCGCTCCCACGCGTTCAGGCGGTACTCCCACGACAGCTGCGGCCACGGCCCGACAGGGACGCGGGAGAGGTCGCAGGAGAGGAGGTCGGGTGCGATCCAGCCGCGCACCGGCTGGTGGAGGTGCTGCCACTCCGTGAAGCCGAACCGTCCGGCGGGTTCGAGCGCGGGCCGGTCACGGAACGCCTGGACGCGCATCAGGCCGACACCCCCGATGTGGGAGGACTCGACCCACGTGTACGCGTCGGGGGTGAGCGCCAGCGGATCGGCGGGCGGCCACGGGAATCCGGTGCAGCCGTTCGCCATCCCGGCCTCCATCCCGAGGAGGTCGAGGCCGGGGTTGCGTTCCATCACCGACGCCAGCCGTTCGAGCCAGCCGGGCGGCACCATGATGTCGTTGTCGAGCTTCGCGAAGAAGTCCGCGCCGGAGTGGGCGAGGTAGTGCAGCATCGTCCGGACAGGCGACTTGAACGTCGTCTCGACCAGCGTCGTCGGCACCGGCACATCGAGGAGCCGCTGCTTCAGGAACCGGAGGGTGCCGTCCTTCGACCCGTCGTCGTACACCCGGAGGGAATGCACGAGCGACCAGTCGGTGTTCGCGACGAGCGCCTGCCAGGTGCGGGCGGTGTACGCGTGGCGGTTCCACGTCAGGTAGACGACGTCGATCACGTGTGGCCCAGGAGACGGCAGCACGTGGCCCGCCACGCGACGTTCTCGAACGAGAAGGTCTCCTCCCCGGCCCGGAACACGAGGTGTGAGGTTGTGCCGTGGTGCTCGGCGCGCGCGCCTCTCCCGACGAGGATCCGGATCTCGAACGCTGTCGCGGTGTTGTAGTCGCCGCCGGGGCCGTGGGGTCTTACGACGACGGTCGCGGAGCCGAGGAGGCTGTCGCCGACCCGGATGTCGTGGGCGTGCAACCGGCGGTCGCGGCCCCACCTGATCCGTTCGCTCATCGGTACTCGATCCTCTGCCGGTCGCCCACCTGGGGATGGTCTCCGTCGAACACGACGCCGCAGCGGTCGCAGTACCTCCAGCCTGGCCCGTACACGTGGGGGCCGATCTTCATGCCGGACACCCAGTACGGCTTGTGGCCGATCACCCGGCAGATCAGACGCATCATCAGCGCACCCCCGTCTGCGACCCGACCGCGGCGGACGCCCCGCACTTCGTCTGGTGCTGCCGCTTGAAGTCGGCGATGCGTTCGCGGCTCGCGGTCTCGGAGTCGGCGGTGCCTGCCTTCCGCTCGTGGCACCGGTAGCACCACGCCTCCCAGTACGACCTCGCAGTCTTCATCGTTCCCCCTTCACTCGTCTGACGAGCCGCAGCATCTCGTTTCGTTCCTGCTGGTGCGTAGCCTGCTGGTACATCCGGTCGGTGCCGTACGCGTAGTCGAGCGACCGGTGCGGCACGTTCACGAGGACACGGTCGGTCAGGCCGGTGAACACGACGTCGCAGGTGCGAAGGAACAGCGGCGACGGCGGCTGCGTATCGAGCGGATCGGGGTGCCCCTGGCTGAACGCCCGGCCGGGGAGGTCGCGGTGGAACGCTGCGCCGAACCCGACGAGCGCGTGGTCAGAGTAGAACGGGTTCGAGCGCCACGGCTCCGGCATGTTGCACACCACCACGAGGTCTCTGGTCGCGGCGGCGACGCCTGCGATCGCGCGGGGGTCGGAGACGATGCAGTCGTCGTCCTGGACGTAGATGATCTCGTGCGACGCATGCTCGATCGCGGCGTACCGGCCGTACACCGCGACGTCCGGGCCGGTCTCGACACAAGACTCGATCGGGCCGCGACCGTTCCGCCCTGGTGGCATCACGCAGCATGTCGCGCCGCCGCCGTCGAGGGTGCCGCCGTTGTTCCACACGACCTGCTCCCACTCCGGCGGCAGGCTGTCGAGCACCGGACGGAGGTCGACGTTGCCGCGCGTCACGATGACCGCGGAGACGTTCACCGTGCCCACTCCCGCAGGTCGCCCTGCCACGTCTCCTCGATCTCCAGACGTCGCGCGTTGTGCCCGTGCGGCCGCTGGCAGCGAGCGTTGTGTGACCACTCGCCGTGGAGGCAGTACGGGCAGTGCCACTCCACCAGCAGCACCCGTATCTTCATGTCCAGCCCGGCGTCCTGAAGCGCGGGCAGGAGTTCGTACTCGGCCATCTCGCAGTCGAGCTTCAGGATGATCTCAGCGCCGTCCTCGGCGTGCCGCTCGATCTCTGTTGGCAGGTCGACGCACTTCAGGAACGCGCCGCCCTGCTCGTCCTCCAGCGCGTTCACGTGGGAGCCGTACCCGGCCGTCACGAACCGGACGGTGCCGTAGTGCAGCCACGCCGCCCACGGGCGCACCGTCACCCTGGTGGCCCCGAGGTTGTACTCGGCCTCGGCGGCGAGGGGGTCGTAGCCGATCAGCCAGTCCGGCCGGAACTCCTCCACGAGCGGCTCGATCGAGCGGTCTCCTCCGCCGTGGTCGTAGCAGCCGACGTCGATCACGACCCTCATCTCCACTCCTCCACTGGGACACGCAGCCGGGCCAGCACATCTTCGAGCACCGGCCGCTCGTTCGCCACGTCGTGCTCGTCGTGCCACTCGACCAGGAGACGCTCGACCCACTTGATCTGGCCGGTTGCGATCAGGTGCGAGAGGAGCCGGTACTCGCCGCCTTCGCAGTCGAGCTTCAGGATGACACGCTCAGACAGATCCTGGAGCCACCGGGCCAGGTCGAAGCACTCGACCAGCACCCCGGCGCTGACGCCCACGAGCGTCGCTCTGGAGCCTTCTCCGTGCAGCATCTGCCAGCCGTCCTTCGTCCATGCCGCAGACCGGCGGATCTCGACGCGGGTGCGGCCGGTCGAGTAGCCGCGGACGCGGGCGGCGACGGCGGGGGTCGGGTCGAACCCGAACAGCATCCGCGGCGCGAACCGGTGGATCAGGAGGTCGACGGAGCGCTCGTCGTTCCAGTCGGCGCAGCCGACGTCGACCACGATGTCGGCGGCGGAGATCAGCCGGTGGCCCTCGGTCACGGCTGCGCGCTCCTGGCCCAGGCGGCCCATCCGCACGACCACGGCTCGCCCTCCGCATGGACGACGTTCTGCCGGGTCTCGGCGTGCATCAGCGGGAACCCCGACGTGCCGAGGAGCGCGACGACGCCGGACACGGTGAACCGGTGCAGGTCGGCCTTCTCGATGACCGGCCAGTTCGTCGGCCCTGTCACGATCAGGTGGCCCCCCGGCTTCAGCACCCACATCCCCTCGGCGAGCAGCACCAGCATCGCCTGGAGTTCGGCCAGCGGGATGTACTGCCACACCTGGGTCATCATCACCGTGTCGTACTCGCGGCCGAGGACGGCCTCGCTGCCGGTGTCGTCTCCGTCGTGGACGGCACCCGGCAGACTCATCCTGTCCCACCCGACGTACTTCCCTCCGGCGTACTCCACGATGTCACGATAGGGCTGACGGCCGCAGCCGAGGTCGAGCACCGACCCCTTCAACAGCTTCTTCTGGGACATCAGCCAGTCCCGGATCGACTTCGTCTCCCGCTCCCGCAGCGTCACGCGTGCCACTCCCTCATGTCGAGGAGTTCGTAGAACCACGGCCGCCTGGCCGGGTGCGCGATCTGCGTCGTGAAGCACGCTAGCGCCCGCAGCTTCCGGGCGATCATGTCGGGGTCAGGCTCCACGAGGTTCCCGTACTTCTGCCGTCCCTTCGTCCTGGTGTACGTCTGGTACCACGTCACCCGTTCGGCCCCGAGGGTGTCGAGCGCGACGCGGCCGACGACGTTGTGCTCGTGGTGGCCGTGGTCGTGCGGGGCCGGTGCGTACACCATGTCGTACTCGACGTCGTGGAGGTGCTCGACCAGCCCGTACGGCCACGCGTCCTCGCCGAGTGCGCCCTCGTAGCAGACCGACTCGAACCGGGTCTGGACGGACGCGAAGCTGATCCCGAGGGCGAGGAGCGCGTCATGCGACTCGCCGCGACGGTCGAGGTGGTCGAGGTGGTTGCGCGGCGGGAACACCCACGCGATCTGCGGGCGCTCACGCATCAGCGTGTAGGCGGCGAACAGGATCTCGTCGTCGTAGTGCGGCGCGAGCAGCAGCGCGGTCACGGCCGCCGCCCGAACACCGACTTCTGCTTGACCTCACGGCGGACTCTGGAGCCGAACGCCCAGGTGCCGGAGCCGACACCCGCGATCCGCCGGACGCGGGCGCGGTGCTTCGCCTGGATCGCCGGGATCGGCCCGCGCTCCAGTTCCTCCGCCGCCGCCTGCTCGCGGGCCTCGCGTTCCCGCCGGATCCTCGCGTGCTTCGCCATCATCGCCTCCCGTTCGTCTTCGCCGACAACGCGCACGCGAGACAGAGGTGCCGCTGCACGAGCGCGTCGATCCGCACATACGTGTCGCCCGGGCTGATCGTCTCCGCGCAGATGTCGCACGACCACGTCTTCTTCGCGGTCAGCGGCCACCCGTTCGCCCTGAACTCGACCCCGGCCGTTGTCGTTCCTGCGTACCTCATCGGCTTCTCCTCTCCCGGATCTGCTGGGCCTGCGCGTTCCGCCACCGCTGCCGGAACACCGCGATGTCCTCCTTACCCTTCGCGAGCGCCTTCCGATACGTGTCGTCCATCTCGGCCTTCTTCGCGAACGGATGCAGATGCTCCACCACGCTGTCCTTCGCGAACGCCCACATGCCTCGCATCAGGGCGGCGGTGCATAGCTCGTTGTCGACGCACTGGTGGTCGTACCCCTCGTGCAGGAGGACGCCGGGGCCGTCCCATCCGCCGCCGATCTCGCGGACGTAGTCGACGGACACGAGGGAGTGCGTCGAGTGGCGGCCCCTCCGAACGCTCGGGTTCCAGAGGTCGTTCGTGCCGATCACCGACTTCCCGTAGTTCGCGGCGACGAGCATGGCGGCCTGGAGCCAGCCGGGGTGGAACGTGAGGTCGTCCGCGCCGGTGAACACCCAGTCGAACCCGTGCGACTCGGCGAGCCGGTACCCGTGATTGATCTTGCGGGCGTAGTCTCCCGGGCCTGGCTCGAACTCGACGTTCACGTTCCAGGTCGGC